TAAATATCAAAAAAAAATTCTACTCTAAAAAAGTATTTTAAGGAGAATCATATGGGAAGTGAATCGTCATCCTCTGGAGCATCAGGAGTAGAAAATGCTGAAGTTCAAAGACGTAAAAAAGAAAGACAAAGGGGCTTTGATACTTATAACCAACAACAAGCCTCATCAAGAAGAAGTGAGAGAGAAACTGGTATGGCTTTGCCAGTTAGCAGGCCAACACAAGATGTAAGAAGTAATATATCACTAGCTCAAGATTTAGAAGAAAGAGCTTCAACTGAAGATTTTACTGGACAAAAACGTGGCAATTCTGTGCTTAACATGAGAGAGGCTATGTTTCCTTTGGGTAGACCAGCGAGTTTTGTAAGAAGTTTGGCTTTTCGACAACAAGCTGGTGAACTTCGTAAAGGTGGTAATGCAGTCTTTGATCGTGATGGTCAATATCGTGGTGTTGTAAGGGAAGGCAGATTTTCTGGTGAAAGTGCTTTTGATCCAATAGGAAGAAGTACTGGAGTTACATTTGATCCAAAAACTCAAAGATACACAACCGAAGCATTAAAGGATGTTGCTGGAAGTGATAATGGTTCTGAATCTGGTAATGTAGGAACAGCTGGATCACAAATTCAAACACAGAATAAAACAGACAGTACAACTACTGGTGTTAGTGCAGCTGCTAGACGTGGCTTGTTATCTCAAGGTGGTGGAGCAAGACGTAGACTGTTACTAGGATGAATCTGGATTACAAACCACCTGGGGTCGTTGCTAAATCTTTTATGAAAGATGGTTCCTTTGTTCGTGGTATCAGAGGGCCAGTAGGTAGTGGTAAATCAGTTACTTGTTGCATGGAGATCATGAGGAAAGCTATTAAGCAAAAACCTAATGATCAGAAGGTAAGAAGAAGTCGTTGGGCTATTATTAGAAATACAAATCCTCAACTTAAAACAACAACAATCAAGACTTGGAGAGATTGGTTTAGTGATGATCTAGGCAGATTTGTTTGGAGTCCTCCCTACACTCATAATATTTGCTTTGCTTTACCTGATGAAACTACAGTAGAACTTGAAGTTATATTTCTGGCTCTTGATAAATCTGAAGATGTAAAAAAGCTATTATCTTTAGAACTTACTGGTGTTTGGATTAATGAAGCTAGAGAAATATCAAAAAGTATAGTTGATGCTTGCACAATGAGAGTTGGTCGTTTTCCATCTATGAGAGAGGGTGGCCCAAGTTGGTATGGTGTTATTATGGATACCAATAGTCCTGATGAATCTCATTGGTGGGGTATTGTTAGTGGAGAAGTTCCTGTACCTGAGTATCTAACTCAAGAAGAAAAGTTACTGATGGTAAAACCTGATGATTGGAATTTTTTCTCTCAAGCTGGTGCAATGCAAGAGAATAAAGATGAAAATGGCAATCTAGTTGGCTATGTGGCTAATCCACACTCTGAAAATAGACAGAACCTACAAGCACAATATTATGATAAGATTATATTGGGTAAATCCCCAAGTTGGGTCAAAGTTTATGTATTGAATGAATACCAAACTATTATGGATGGTAAACAAGTTTATCCTACATTTAGAAAAGATACACATGTATCTACGGAATCTTTAGAGCCAAAGAAAGAAGTAGATGTAATTGTTGGTTTAGATTTTGGCAGAACTCCTAGTGCTATATTCTGTCAGAATATACATGCTGGTCGATGGATTGTTTTCCATGAGGTTATTGGCAAAGATATGGGAGCTACACGTTTTGCTGAATATCTTAAAAAAGAAATAGCAAAGAACGAATGGGATAAACTAACTTATAAGTTTGTTGGAGATCCAGCTGGTAATCAAATGGCTCAAACATCTGAGCATACTCCCTTTATGATAATGAGAGCATGTGGTATAGCTGCTTATCCAGCTCCAAGTAATGATATATCAGTTCGCATAGAAGCAGTAGAAGGTGTTATTAATAGGATGTCAGAGGGCTATCCGTCTTTACTTATATCTCCAACATGTACAAATCTTATCTCTGGCTTTGAGGGAGGTTATCAATATAAAAGAATTTATTATATGGGTAATGAAAAGTATGAAGATAAACCAGAAAAGAATAGGTTTTCCCACATACATGATGCCCTACAGTACGCTTTTCTTGGGGGTGGAGAGGGGAAAAAGGTTGTTATTGGTTTAAATACACCAAAAACCCCTACCATAGTCCAGAGGGTAAGTAATCCTTTTGATAGAATGAGAACTAGAAAACGAGGAAGGTCTTTAAGAGCATTATGAAATGGATAATTTGCTTTTGTGAAAGTCCAAATCTAGGAATTTGGAAATTTTTTACTAAAAAACATCCCAAATTTAGTCATGCTTTTGCTGTTCAGTACTTTCCAGAGCTAGATCAATGGGTAAAAATTGAATTTACAACTCAAGGATTTAATTTTATTGCTTTACAAGGGGAAAATGCCAATGAATTAATAGCTTTTATGATGTCTGAGTGTACATGTATAGAATATGAAGCTACATCTTATCCAATCTGGCTCCCAAGACTCTTATATTGTGTTAGTTTTATAAAGCATTTATGTAATATTAGAAATATTTTTATACTTACACCTTATCAATTATATTGTGAATTGCTAAAAAGAGGTGGACAAGTCATTTTTAAACAAAAGGGAGAAGAACATGGGCTTTCTGAGAACACCATCGGCACCACCACCAGACCCAGCTCTAGAAGCTCAAAAAAAAGCAGAGCAAGAAAGACTGGCAAAGGAAAAACAAATGCAAGAAGACCAAAGGTTAGACAGAGAGAGAAAAATAAAATCGAACCTATTTGGAGCTAAATCTTTGCAAGGAGAAGATATGGAAGGGTTCGGAGGTTATAGAAGAAAATTTATGGGTGATTCAAACAAATGATTAGAGATGAATATACTGGTGATGCAAGTCCAGTAGGTCAAGCTGGTGGTAAAGGCGATGATGACTACAAAAAAGTCATGGCTCAGTACAAAAGAGCTTTAGGTAAGTGGCATAATTGGACAGATATATGGGAAGAAATATATGACTTTGTGATGCCACAAAGAGAAAGTTTCTATGGTGAGTTCTCTGGAGAAAGAAGAACACAAAATATATTTGATGAAACAGCTGTAACTGGATTGCCTCGTTTTGCCTCAAGATTACAATTGGGATTCTTTCCTCCCAATGGTAGAGCTTTTACATTAATGCCAGGGCCAGAGTATCCTCCTGAACAAATAACAAAAGACTTACTTTCTGAATTAGATAATATAACTGAAATACTACACGAAGGATTAAGAAATAGTAATTTTAATGCAGAGTTCCATGAGGGCTTGCAAGATTTAGGCATTGGTACAATGAATATGCTTGTTGAGTCTGGTCGTTTTGTAGGTGATCTACATTTTACAGCAGTACCCCCAACTAATCTTGCCCTCCTCCCAGGCCCCATGGATACAGTTAATAGCTGGTTTAGATGGATGACTGAGTGTGATATTACTGAAGTCAAGCAACGATATCCCAATGCTAAATATACAAAAGAAATGGAAGCTGCTCAAAAACGTGATCCAAGAAGAAAGACAAAACTTATTGAAGCAACTATGTATGATAGTGAAGATAAATTTAAGGATGAGTATACTTACTATTTGATTTCTGACACAGATAAAGCTGTTTTACAAAAAGCAACATTAAAAGGCAGAGGTTCCGTTCCTTGGATTACAACAAGATGGTCTAAGTCTGGGTTTGAAGTGTGGGGCAGAGGGCCAGTTTTACAGGCAATGCCAGCAATTAAAACATTAAATCTTACAGTACAACTTATACTAGAAAATGCTGAAATGGCTATAGGTGGTGCATATGTCTATGATGATGATGGTGTATTTAATCCTGATAACATAACAATTCAACCTGGAACCTTTATACCACGATCCCCTGGCTCTAGTTTAGAATCATTACAAAGTCCAGCAAGATTTGATGTTGGTCAACTCATACTTGAAGACATGAGAAGAAATGTAAGAAAAGCATTATTTATAGATGAATTAGATACAAGAGCAAATGCAAAAACACCATTATCAGCAACAGAAGTATCTGAAAGACTTGCTGATGTAGCAAGAGATATGGGTGCAGTAGCTGGTCGTATGCAAAAAGAATTTTTACATCCGTTAGTTGAAAGAGTGGTAGCTATATACCAAGAACAAGGTTTACTTGAGCTTCCACAGATTGATGGTAGAAATATTAGAATAGTTCCAGTATCTCCTTTATTGAGGGCTCAAGATCAACAAGATGTCGCAGACTTTGTAAGATTTCAACAAACTGTTGCTGGCACCTTTGGGCCAGAGATAACACCAGCTTTATATAATCAGCAAGAAGTAATTAAATATTTAGCATCCAAGTTTGGTATAAAAGAAGCATTGCTTGCAAAACAAAACGAAGTACAGCAAAATATTGAAATGGCAATGCAACTTATGAACCAACAAGGTATGCAACGATGAACAAAGAAAGAGCAGTAAAGTCAGTAGATGGAAGGCAATATCCTACAGAAGTTGAAATTGATCTTAATAGTAAAGCCCATGCTTTATTCTCTACGGGTATTGGTAAGTCTTTTCTCCAATACCTTGAAAACATTACAACGAATAATGTACATGGTGCTGGATTGGGAATCGAAAGTCTTGCACACTTTGAGGGACAAAGATGGGTAGTTGCAATGATCAAAGCTAGAACAGAAATGGGGAGAAAACATGGCGAAACCAACAAATCCTAAATTATATAAAAGAGCAATGGCTATTGTTAAAGCCAGAGTAAAGAAGTGGCCAAGTGCATATGCATCAGGCCAACTTGTTCAGCAGTATAAAAAGATGGGTGGTAAGTACGCTTAATGAGTTTAAAAAAGTGGTTCAATGAGAAGTGGGTTGATATATCTACTAAGAAAGATGGCAAACATCCTCCTTGTGGTAGAAAGATGGGAGATGGTCGTGGATACCCTAAATGTGTACCATCAGCAAAGGCAAAAGCTATGAGTAAAAGTGATAAGAAAAAAGCAGTAGCAAGAAAAAAATCTACAAATCCAGCAAGTGGTGGTAAGAAACCAACCTATGCGAGGACTTAAAAAATGGCAAAGACTCCAGCTTGGCAAAGAAAAGAAGGAAAGAATCCATCAGGAGGACTTAATGCCAAAGGACGTGCTAGTCTTAGGCGTAAAGGGAAGAATATTAAACGACCAGTTTCTGCAAAAGAAGCTAAGAAAAGCCCAAAGGCAGCTGCTCGAAGAAGATCATTTTGTAAAAGAATGATGGGTATGAAGAAAAAGCTTACAAGTAAAAAAGTTGCAAATGATCCAAATAGTCGTATAAATAAAGCATTAAGAAAGTGGGATTGCTAAATAAAGGGAGAAACAATGAGTAATGAGCAAGAAACAATTACAAACAGCAATGAAAGCACCAATACAGAAACAACTGAGCAAGAAAACCAAGAAGTTCAGCAAGAAGCTCAAGGACAGGAAAATCAAGTCACAACTGAACAAACTCAAGAAAGACCAGAGTGGCTCGACACTAAGTTTGAAACACCAGAACAATTGGCTTCAAGTTACAAAAGTTTGGAGCAAAAGTTTCATACTAGACGTGATGAGATTAAAGAAGAACTTATTAAAGAAATTAATGAAGAAGCTGAAAAAAACGCCCCAATAAGTCCAGCTGATTATAAAATAGAACTTCAAAGTAAAGAAGGTGAAGAACTTGTAGTTCAAGAAGATGATCCTATGGTTGACTGGTTTAGGGATAAAGCACATGAATATGGTTTAGATAATAATGAGTTCAATGAGTTGATCGCTGAATATAATACTGTTTCTGCTCAAAGTGGGCCTGATTGGAATGTTGAGAGTGAGGCTCTTGGCGAACATGCAGAGAGAAGATTAGAAAGAGTAGATACTTGGGCTCATAGTCATTTAAGTGAAACTGCCTATAATGCTTTTGCAAACATTCCAGCTAGTGCTAATATGGTTAAATGCTTTGAGGAGTTAATGGAGCTTAATGGTCAGCCTAAATTTAATATGGTTAACACTACAGAGTTTCAAGAAGCAGTTACTCAAGATGATCTAAAGGCTATGATTGCAGATGAAAAGTATTGGAAGAATGGTGGTGATCCAGCACATATTGCCAAGGTAAGACAAGTATCTGCACAATTAGCAAGACAAAAAACTAATGTGAATTAACAATCTTAGATAAATTTGTTTTTATATATATAGAAGGCTCGTAAACCAACTCAAGAAGCCCAGGCATGGATTAACTTCAATAACGATGAGGTAAGCGAATAACCTACTGATGAAAATGTAACTTAAACTTTTTTAAAGGAGATAGCGATGGCTACACCATCAATTAGTACTTCCTTTATCGAGGAGTTTGAAGCTGGGGTTCATATGGCTTATCAGCGTATGGGTTCTAAACTGAGAAATACAGTAAGAACTCGTAATGGTGTTAAGAACAAAACCACATTTCAGAAGATCGGTAAGGGATTTGCTACCACTAAAGCAAGGCATGGTAATATAGCACCTATGAATCTTGCTCACACTAATGTGTCAGTTACTGTCGAGGATTTCTTTGCTGGTGAATGGGTTGATGACCTAGATCAGTTAAGAATTAATCACGATGAGATGACTGTAGCACAACAGTCTGGTGCATATGCACTAGGTAGGAAAACAGATGAGTTGATACTTGCTCAAATGACAACAACCACATCATCACACGATGAAACAACCAATGGTATAACATTAGCTTGGGCGTTAGAGTTAATGGAAAAATTTGGTAATAATGACGTTCCTGATGATGGAAGAAGATTTGTTATTGTTGGATGGGAGCAATGGTCACAACTCATGGCATTAGATCAATTCTCAAGAGCAGAGTTTGTAGGAGAGAATGACTTGCCTTATCCAACAGGAATGACTGCTAAAAGATGGCTCGGATTTATGTGGATGCCTTTTGGTGGTTTAACACAAACTAATGGTTCTGGAGCAGCTGGTACCACGCATATAGAATGTTTTGCATATCATCAAGATGCAGTAGCACATGCGATTGGTAAAGATGTTTCTTCAAACATGCAATATCACAACGATAAGGACAGCTATTTTATTTTAAATAAAATGCAGATGAACTCTGTTCTTATTGATGCTGAGGGTGTGTTTGAATTAGAGTTAAAGAAATAGGGGGTTAAAAATGGCGTTAGATCAAACAAAATTGAGTTTAGTTTCTTATGCTGGTAATGGCTTCCATATCTGGAACTATAAATCAACAGGTGATAACCTCAATACAATCGATACTGCTGGATACTTCAATGCATTAGTCAATGAAATGAATGTTGGCGATGTAATATTTATCAATGCAAGTAATGGTTTTGGTATAGCTACAGTAGTTTCTAATGATGGCTCAGCAATTGATCTTGCTGATATTGTTAGCATGACTTCGGATAGTAGATAATGGCCAAAAAACCAATAACTAAAAAGGAGGTGGCTGTAAAGGCCACTTCCTCTCAATCATCCACTAGAACAGTTAATGGTACAGTTTATACTGTTACATGGGGTAAAGATGCAAAATTAGGGAGTAAAGTAGATGCCAAAAACTAGAGATGGAAAAGTGTTTCCTTATAATAAAAAAGGTATGCAAGACATGAAAAAACATAATTCTGTTTTAGATAAAAAAAAGAAAAAGATGGGTAATAAAGGTTCAAAGAAAACATCCAGCCCTAGTTATTAACAATGCCTACAACAGCTAAGACAGATATCGAGGTAGCCCAAAGAGCCATGGTTATGGTTGGTATGGAGCCACTTTCTTCATTTACAGAGTCGACAGATGAAGCTTTGGTAATGAATACTGTCTTTGAAGATATTGTTGAAGATTGTCTTTCAATGCATAACTGGAACTTTGCTACTGGTCAAATACAGTTAGCAAGACTTACAGACACACCACTAGATCGGTGGGATGCTGCTTATCAGCTTCCAACAAACCCAAAAGTCGTGCAAGTTCAAACTGTTACAGTAGATAAAGTAGTTCAAAACTATGATATCTATGAAGACAAAATATTTATAAACTCTGATATCAATGATGATGTTGTTCTTAATTATATCTTTAGAGTTGCCACACAAGATTGGATACCACCATTTACCTTATGGGTAATCTATAGACTTGCTAATGTTCTTGCCTTATCTGTCATAAGGAAAGGGGATATTGCAAGATCATATCAAAGTTTAGCAGATGTTCAGTTTCGCATGGCAAAAGCAAGAGATTCTCAGCAAACAACAACTCAACAAGTCGCTTTAGATAGATTTACTAAAGTAAGACTAGGATCTAATCTGTTTGCAAGAATAGAAGGGGAAACATCATAATTGGCTTTATTACGACAATATTATACAAATTTCTCAGCTGGAGAACTTACACCTCTTTTATCATCTAGAGTTGATTCTGATGCTTATAAAAATGGAGCATTTAGACTTAGAAATGTAAGACTTAAAGCACAAGGTGGGCTTACAAGAAGACCTGGACTGAGATATTTGCAAACATTATCTAATGCAACTTATCAGGCAGAAGCCTATATTTTTGATGAAGATGAAGCATACATATTATTATTTTATGCAAATTCATTAAAAATAGTTGATATATCAAATCCTACTGTATTATTACAAACTATAACGAGTCTGACATGGACATCATCTATGATAGGTTCACTTGTTGTATCTCAAAGTGGAGATACAATGTATGTAACTCATCCAGATATGGTAACTCAAAAAATTACAAGAACAAGTTCAACAAACTTTGCTATTTCAGCATATGATTTTGATGAAAGTAATGGACTAAAATTTCAACCCTATTTTAAGTTTGTTGCTTCTAGCACAACAATAACTCCAAGTGGTACATCTGGCTCCGTTACACTTACAGCTAGTGCAAGTTCTTTTAGTGCATCATATGTAAATACCTATATAAGATTAGTAGATAGTGCTAATGTAGTAAGGCATGCAAAGATTACTGCATTTACAAGTGCTACTGTTGTAACTGCTACACTTTCAGGATCGTTGGCTAATACAAATGCGATAGTAGATTGGGCTGAGCAAGTATTTAGTAGTACTAGAGGTTATGCAAGAACAGTTACTTTTCATGACCAGAGATTAATATTTGGTGGTAGCAGAGATTTACCAAACTTTTTATTCATGTCTAAAGTTGGTGAGTTTACAAACTTTGATATTGGTACTGGTGCAGATTCAGATTCTATACAGATTCAAATTGCTGAAGCCCAAGTATCTGAAATTAAAGCTTTACAATCTTTTAGATTCTTAACAATCTTTACTTCAGAACAAGAACTATTTATACCAACATCTGAAAATAAACCACTTGCACCAAGTACAATAACAGTAAGAAGACAAACAAGTTTTGGTAGTGGATCAGTACAACCAAAAGAATTTGATGGTGCTATAGCATTTTTAACAAAGTCTAAAGGTGCTATTAGAGAATTTATATTTAGTGATATTTCACAAGCCTATAATTCTGATGCTATAACTTTATTGTCTGAGCATTTAATAGGAACTCCAGTAGAAATAGAAGCACAAAGAGAAGCACCAGATCAAATGGAAGGTTATCTATATTTAGTAAATAGCGATGGTCATTTACCTGTGTTTATGTCCATTAGAAAAGAAAAGGTACAGGGTTGGGTTAGATATGAAACAAACGGACAGTTTAAAAATATAGTTAATGTAAATAGAAAGATTTTTTGTATATGCGAAAGAACAATAAATTCTGCAACTGTTACATCATTAGAGCTTTTAGATAATACTTATCATCTTGATAGTGCTTCACAACAAACTAATGGATCACCAATAACAACATGGACTGTTAGTCATTTGCCAAATACACAAGTCCAAGTGAAATCTGGTAATTATTCATTAGGAACTTTTACAACGAATGGTAGTGGCCAGATAACCTTAAATGACGCAGTATCCTCCGTTGAAATAGGTTTAGCATTTTCCCCTTTGGTCACTACCTTACCACCTGAAACACAACTACAAGATGGCGTTACTGTTGGTCAGAGAAGAAGAATAGTAAGAGCAGTATTAGATTTAGTTACTACATTAAATGTCAAAGCTGGTGGAACAAAGATACTGATAAGACAAGTAACAGATGACTTTTCACAAGAGCCAACAACTGTTACAGAAAGAAAAGAAGTGTATTTACTTGGGTGGGGTAAATTAGGTAGAGTGGATATAACACAAGATGAACCATTACCATTGACTTTGAATGGTGTCATGTTAGAGGTAGAAGTATAATGGGTGCCGTAGGATATGGAGTAAGTGCTGCAATTGCTATAGCTGGTGCAAACCAAGCTAGAAAAGCATATGAGATTGAAGCACAACAAAAACTGGAACAAGCTGACATTGCTGGTATTGAAGCAGATCAACAAGCCATTAATAGAACTGCACAGTTAAATGAGCAGTTATCTTCTATACTTGCAACTACTGCTGGATCAGGAGTAAGTGTATTATCTCCAACAACACAAACAATTACAAGAGCAGAAAAGAAAATTGCTAGTGCTGACTTGTCATCCATTAAGTTTATGGGTGATTCCAAACGAAGACAATTTAAAATTAGTGCCTCTGGCTCTAGAATAAAAGGTAAAGCAGCTCAACTACAAGGATATGGTCAAGCAGTAGCAATGGGAACTAAAGCATATATGAGTACATAATGGCAATAAAAAGAACAACACAAAGAAGAAATTATATACAAAATATTGGTATAGCTGATACTGGTGCCAAAGATATGGCAAATGCTACATTGAATCTTTCAAAGATTGTTGGAAATATTACAGCAGATGTAGACCAAGCACAACTTAAGACAGCATATCTTGAAGCAGAAAAACAAGGTAAGATTATTGGAGCAAGAACAGACAAAGATGGAAAAGTACTGCCACTTGATCAAGTTTCATTAGATCAATTTAATCCATCAATATTGAACCAAGCTAATAAAAGACAAGCAATTGAAAGATATAAAAACTTTGCTATTTCAAGTTATAAATCAGCAGTAGTAACGGATGCCTTGGATTCGGCTAGTAATTCTTTTAATACCCATCAAGGAAAAATGGCAGACAATAATAAACTTGCAGTTTTTAATGATAGCCAAAAATATGTGCAAGCATTAGAGTCAAAACTCCCATCAGAAGTATGGAGTGCTATAGGGCCATCTGTAAATGAAGCATGGAGTAGAACGACTAGAAAAGCTAGTGCCTTACATCTAGATGGTGTAAGAAAACAAAATCTACTGAATGGATCAAAGCTTCTAGAAGCACTAAACCAAAATGAAGCTGATGCAAGAAGTGGATTGGGTGGACATGATTTAGAAAATATTGAACAAGATAAGCAAGAAGCATTTGCTTTAATAAAAGAAAACGTATCTTCAGAAGCACAATACACTAATATTGTTTTTGCCTACAATTCAAATTTACAAGCAAGAGTTAGTTCTAATGCTATTGATAGTGCTGTGATTGCTAAAGTTCCTTTGTATGAACAAAGACAAATGGTTGATGATACAATTAAAAGATTTACTGGTACTGGATTAGATACAAAAGTAATTGCTGATGCTATGAACGCAAGAATAACTTATCATGAAAGAATTAGAAAAGATAAAAAAGCAGCTGATGTACAGCAACAACAATCAGATTATTTTACAATGATAAATACAATATATGCTGAAACTAATCCAGCAGCTCTACCATCTGCTTTGGAAATAACTGCCAAGTTTGGTAATACAAACTATGGTGCAAGTTTACAATCAATTATTTCAGGAAGAAGACAGAATTTAGAAAAACTTGAGCAGAGCAAGTTTGGAGAAGATGGCATACTTAAATTAATCAATCTTTCAAACCCTGGAACCACCCCAGATGATAGAAAAGAAGTAGATGAATGGTTTGAATCTAATAGAAATAATTTACCAAAAAGAGTTTATCAGCAATGGGTAAATGATAAAGTTAAGCATAACATAGCAGTTATTAAAAGTGAAAAAGCACAAGCTATGCAACCTGTATTAGATGAAATGAAGTTTGGAACGTCTTTTACTACACCACCTGTAGTATTTGCCAATAGTTTAGATTTATACAGAAAGTCTGGATTAGTTGGTAATTCAGCAACTGCTGTAATGACTGAAACTCAATATAATGAAGCACTCATTAAATATACACAAAAGTACAATCAGTATAAAGATTTAGTATCAGAGGTAAATCAAGGTTTTAATAATAACTCAGCTGGTGCATCAACAACACCAAATCAACAAGCAGCACAAAAGAAACTAGGTAACAATATACTTTATCCAACTAAAGTATTTGTTAATGGACAAAAGGTAGATTTAGATATTGTAAGTTCTGATACAGAAGTAGCAGAAAAAAGCATGATAGCTAGTATTCAGTACATGATAAAAAACAGAACAGTTTTACCTGAAGGTAATATTGTTTCTGCAATGAAAAACTTTGCAACATTAGAGCCAGAGAAACATGAGCAAGTATTAAGGTTTTATAAAACATTAGTAGTGACTGCTGGAAATTATGGATTAGATAAAGCCTATGTTAATCACCATATTTTAAAGGATATTGACACAGAGTTACTAGATATAGCTGCTACTTTAAATGTTCCAAAAGAAACATTAGAAAGAGTATATCTTAAGAAAAAAGATAAGAGTATGGCAAGAATAGAATCTATGTTTACAAACAAAAATCAGAGCTTAGATGAAGTTTTTACAAATACATTAAAAAATCTGAGTGATGATTATGTATTTAGTCTAAGTGGATATATGAGTAAGTTTTTTAAAAATGCATTTAGATTGCCTTTTGATATACCTGAGAAACAAGTTAATGATGTACAAAGACTTAATCTTGAAAGATTTAATGAAATAACAAGAGGTCAGGGATTCTTTGAAGCTGTAAATTCTAATCCAGTATTAAGAAGTAGGTTGTTTAAATCATTTCGTTTTAATTTAATGAGTGATCAAATTAATATTGAGCATGGTGTTGATAAAGCTTTAAATCAAGCCATGTCAATGACACTAGCACAAGTCATGGAAAATGTTGGACTTAAAAAGAATTCTGATGGCATTTCTGTTTTAACAATGTACCCACCTGTATCAGAGTTTCAAAAGACAGTAGATAATGATATAGCAAATATTACTGAAACAGACGTTAATGAATATATCTTTGAGCATTTTAGTAATGTGCCAGCATTAAGAGATAGAGATACTCAAAATGCATTTGCTAATCGTAGTTTTAAAATTGTACCTAATGAAGTGGCTGGTGATAGACCTTCATATAGAATTTATGTTGAACACCCTGGGGGTAAACAAGTTTTATTATCTAATAATTTTATCTTTGATTGGAAGCATAGTCCTCAAAATAAAGCCTATCAGATTGCAATGAATCAATTAAAGAATGATAACTTTGGTACAACTTTATACAGAGCAATGCCAGGACTTGATCGTATTAAACTTAAATCATTATATAGAAGTTGGAATGAGGGCATGTCAGATCAAAACTTTTTAAAAGGTTTAGTCAATCTTTACAACAATACAATGATGGCACTTACTCCAGGTCTTATAAAAGATTCTGATTTAATTGATCCTGATGGTTATACTATTGCCAAAGCAAGAGCTTTGCTTCTTACATTAGGTATGGATCCAAATGCTTGGAAGATGAATCCTGATGCAGCTAAAAGTGTTATTGAAGACGATTAATGAATCCAGAACTAAAAAAAGTAATAGATCAACAAAATCAAGTAAGAGTAAACTTGATTAATAATGACAATATTTACAGAACATTCTCACCTTATGAGCCTACATTATCACAAGTGTTTAGTGCTTCATTTAATCAATTTGCACCATATGAAGCTATAACAAGATTATTTGTAGATGAGGAGTATGAAGTAGAAGAAGGATACGATCCTTTTGCAGATAATCAAATAAAAGATGCTGGTCTTGAGGGCTACATTTACAGATTCAAAGATAGTGGTAGTAGTGGTGAAACTGCACAAAGAATACAAAATATGAAACGTGATATTGAAGACATGGAAATATTGGCTTCTACAGATTATATTTTGCCTCAAGTGTTATCTTCTTTGACTTCTCCAGCTATATTTGCACCTCTGGCTCCATTGAGATATCTTAGAGCTGCTAAAGCTAAAGAAAGATTCAAAGGTGGATTTGTAACAACTGGAGCTGCTATTGCACCTGAAGAAATCATTATGGCACAAGAGCTAGAGTCAAGAGATATCATTGATAGTACTGGTGTTATACTTACTGCTGGTATTATTGGTGGTAGTCTATCTACTGCTCTTGGTAAATACAGTACTCGAATGTATTTTAATGAAGGCCCAGTTTTATGGGCTGAATCTGTAGACCCTACCAAGACAACTAAGACAACAACAACTGCTAAAAGCAAACCTTTTAGTCCAATACAAAGTGTAGAAACTAAAGTATTTAAAGAAGGTGGTGCTGGTATTAACCCACAAAGATCAAGAGAAACTGCTTATGCAACAATGGATCAGGATGCATTGAAAGAAACTGGTGTTGGTATAGAAAAATTACCATGGAATCCTGTAACAAGATTATTGCAAAGTCCAAATGCATTAGTAAGAAACACAGTTGCTAAGATGGTTGATCTAGGTGGCATGCAACAGAAAAAAGTTGATTCAAAACTTGCGATGGATCAAAGTTTAGAAACAACCTTTAGAACAACTTACACACCTAGTCTTGTCAAAACTTTAAATATAGTAGACGAGCAATATTTATCCTATCGTGGTGTTCAAGCATCTGATGGTGATATACAGAGATCATATCAAGTCTTAAGTCAGAAAGTTAAAGATGTATTTAAAAAATCAGATCATTTAACTGAATCTGAATTTAGATCAAGAATAGCAAAAGCAGTTAGAAATAATGGCGACACAGTTAATGATTCAGCTACACCTTATGTAAATGCATCAGCCACACAAGTTAAAAAGCATCTTGATTTAATTAAAGATAATGCACAGCAAGTAAAACTATTTGAAAAACAAGCTGGCAAAAGAATTAAATCTTTAGAAGCAAAGATAGCAAAAACAACAGATCCAGCACAAAAAGCAAAGCTAACAGAAGACTTGCAAAAAGCTAAAGGGTATCTAGAGCAGATAAGAGTTGCTGGTGTTATGGTCAATACTGCTGATGGATTCTTTCCTAGAATATGGAGAGTAGATAAAATTATGGATAATCAAGATCAGTTCATTGCTACAGTAAGTCAATGGGCTGGCAGAACATATGGATTAGATGCAAGAGCATCAAGAGCATTTGCCAATGAAATGATGGATCAGGTTACACGAAGCAAACCATATTATGATTTACCTGATGAAGCTATGAACATAGATTGGATTACAAATGCATCATCGACTAAAGCCAGAACATTTGAAATACCAGATAATCTAATTGATGACTTTCTTGAAAATGATATAGAATCTGTGTTGCGTCACCATACAAGAACTATGGGTATGGACATAGAGCTTACTAGGACTTTTGGTGATATTGATATTGCTGATTTAATTAAAGCAGTAGAAGATGATTACAAAATCTTAATAAAAGAAGCACCTAATCTACAAAAGAGAAGAGAGTTAAAAAAGAATTTAGCTAATGATTTGAGAGATATTAAAGGATTAAGAGATAGACTTCGTGGCACATATGGAGCTTCCAAAGACCCACATGCAACAAGCAGTAGATTTGTAAGAGCAATGAAATCTTTTAATGTACTTGTAGGTATGGGTGGTGCAGTTGTATCTAGTATTCCTGATTTAGTAAGGCCAATGATGGTGGAAGGTCTAAGAGCAACCAACGAAAAAGGTATTGCACACTTCTTTAAACAATCAAGAAGTATATTAAAACAGATGACTAAGAAAGAACTACAACAAGCTGGTGTAGCAGCTGATGCTGTACTAGGTTTAAGAGCTTCTCAATTTGCTGATATAGGGGATACATTTGGATCTAGGTTTGCTTGGGAAAGAAGATTAAACCAGAGTACAGGTATATTCTTTATTGCCAATGGTTTAAACTGGTGGAACCAAATAATGAAAGAGTTTGCTGGTACAACGACAATGCTTCGTATGACAGATCAGATTATGAAACCTTGGGCTAGTCTGACAAGAAGAGATCAAGAAAAGTTCTTATCAAATGGTATAGATCAGCAGATGCATAGTAGAATGGCTTTACAGATAAGACAACATGGCCAAAGAGTAGATGGTGAGTTTATGCCAAATACAGATTTTTGGACAGATGCTACTGCAAGAAAAACATTTAGAAATGCATTAAACCAAACTGTAGAAAGAACAATTATAACACCTGGAGCTGGTGACAGAGCATTATGGACATCAACAGAGTTTGGTTCTCTTATGACTCAGTTCAAAAGTTACGGACAAGGTGCTATGGTTAGATTGCTTACAGCTGGTTTACAAGAAAAAGACGCTGCATTTTGGCAAGGTCTTACATGGCTTGTTGGGTTATCCTTAGTTGTAAATGAGATTAAAAAAGCACAATATGGCATTGATGATAGTAGAGATACTATCAATGATGTTGTTATAGATGCAGTTGATAGAAGTGGTGCATTAGGATGGTTTACAGATGTAAACAATACATTGGAAAAAGTGTCAGATTATAAACTTGGATTAAGACCTTTACTAGGTAGTGATACAGAAAAACCAATGCCTTTTGGTGCAAAAGCTGGTGCATTATTTGGGCCAGCTGGAGGTAACATTGCAACATTAGGTTCTGTAGGAACTGATTTAGCAACTTTTAGTGCAGATCAAAAGACACTTGATAGTGCAAGATTTGTATTGCCAGGAGGTAACTTGTTCTATCTTGATCCAGTATTAGACGGAATATTTAAACCAAGTGATAATGCATTGTGAATTAACAAAAGTATGAAAGTAAGGGATAAATAAGTATGGCTACGATATCAATTGCAGATAATGATGCTCGAATACAATATACTCAAGCTGTAACAGCCAATGTTACACCTTTGACAATTGACTTTCCTTTTTTCGAATTAGATGACATTAAAGTAATAAGAACCACATCAGCTGGTGTTGATACTGTCCTTTCCAGAGGAACTGGCTCTGGCACTTTTGCAGTATCAGGTGTTGCAGTTGATGATGGCTTCTCTGGTGGCAGTATTACTCTAGGTGACACAAATAATAATACTTTTACTTATACAATATTTAGAGATACTCCAATAGCTAGAACTTCTGATTTCGCAACATCAGGACCATTTAATATATCATCACTTAATACAGAATTAGATAAAATATATGCAGTAATGCAACAAGTTGAAAATGCCAATGATAGAGCATTAACATTACCAGATTCTGACGATTTAGCTTCTATCACATTACCAACAAAAGATATTAGAAAAGGTAAATACTTAGCATTTAATGCAACAACAGGTGTGGCAGAAGCTGGGCCAAATGTATCAGATACAGCTACAGTAGCTTCTATATCATCATCTATTAGCACAGTAGCTGGCATTAGTTCACAAGTACAGACAGTTGCTGGTAATAACACTAATATTAATACAGTAGCTGGTATAAATACTGCTATTAGTGATGTTGCTGGTATAGCTGGTAATGTTACGACAGTAGCTAATAATCTTACAGCAATTAATAACGCATCTGACAATGCAACTTTAGCACAAAACTACGCAACTAAAATTGATGGTGTTGTCCCAAATACATCAGACTTTTCTGCTAAAGCACAAGCTGTTGGTGGTACTGGTGTTACTGATGTGACTGGCTCTGCTAGAGAATGGGCTTTAGGTGGTGGCTCTAACCCAAGTGCAACTACTCATGTTAATACTGGTGATGAGTATTCAGCTAAAGGTTATGCAGTCGGTGCAATAGATAGAGGTCAAAATACTGGTAAACATTCTGCAAAAGACTGGGCTACTTATACTTCTGGTACTGTAGATGGTACATTATATTCTGCAAAGTATTATGCACAACAAGCAGAAAGTAGTTCGACATCATTTTCTAATGTGTACCAAGGTGCATTATCATCTGATCCTTCAGGAGGTTCAGTAAGTGCAGGAGATTTATATTACAATACTACATCTAATGTACTTAAATTTTATAATGGAAATACTAATGCATGGGTTAATATAGAAGCAGTTGACACATCATCATTTTCAACGAAAGGATTTGCAACAGCAATGGCTGTAGCGTTATAGGAGTATATTATGGCACAAGATTTTGAAAGAGATATATTAACTGGTGTAGGTACAACACCTGATGATATACCAAGTGGGCAAGATTTTAACTCAGACGATACGATTATAGGTATTAATATGGCAAATATATCTGCTAATTCTATAACTGCATCATGTTTTATGACATCAAGTATATTGTCTTATGGATCAGATTTTGCATTTACTGTAACAGTAGATGGTGGTGGTAATTTTGTTTTAGATGGTCAGACAAAACCAGCTATTACATTATATCGTGGGTTTACTTATACATTTGATGTATCTAGTAATACTATATCAGCAGGCAATCATGTGTTTGCCTTTGCTACAGAAGCTGATGGAGCAAATAGCTCAGGGTTTACTACTGGCGTTACTGCAACTGGTACACAAGGTCAGGCAAATGCAAAGATTACATTAGAAGTAACTGATAGCACTCCTTCAACATTATTCTATTATTGTACTAATCATAGTGGTAAAGGAAACTCTATAGCTATATCTAATGTACATTATATAATTAAAGATGCACCTATACCAGCTGGAAGTTCTCTACAACTTTTAGATGGTGGAGCCAAAATGGTAGTGCAAAATGGAGATAGAATGTTTTTTCAATCAAGTGCAGCATCTAGTTTAGATGTGTGGGTATCAAGAGTGGATTCAATTAGTACATAATGGCATATATAGGAAATAAAGCAGACACAGCATTTACAAGTCTTTTAAAGCAAGACTTAACTGGTGCAAGTGGTACAAGTCTTACACTTACTCATGCAGTAGCTAATGCTAATGACATTGCATTATATATTAACAATGTAAGACAAGAGCCTACAGAAGCTTATACTGTCAATGGCACAGTAGTAACACTAACTGGTACTGTATCTAACTCAGACGATATTTATATTGTTTATTTAGCAAGAGCATTACAAACAACTGTACCTCCTGATGGCAGTATAAGTTCAGCAAAAATAGCTGATGGCGCAGTATCAAGTGCTAAATTACAAAGTGGTATAACAAAACAAGCTATCGTAGATTCTTTTACACCTACTGGTTTAACTGGATTACAAAGTGGTCAAAGTGTTACATTAACTGGTCAGTATATGGATTCAAATTCTTCTGTTAAACTTCGTAAGGTTTCTGATAACTCAGAAGTTTCTACAACATTTACACATACAAGCGATCAAAGCACAAGTTTTGCTACAACTGGTACTTTTCCTGCAGTAGCAACAGATTATAAAGTTGTATTTAGAAATCCAAATGGTAGTGAATTTATTCATGGCACTAATCTTAACATAGGTGCTCCTGATATTGTTCTTTTTGATAGTGATGACTTTGGTGGTAGTGGTGATGTAACTTCTAATACTGGTGGTTGGACTGCAAGTAATGCTAACCATAACTCAAGTGGACAAGCTGATGTAAATTCTGATAGAATTAGAGTAAGAATATCAGGTACTGCACAAACTGGTTATGGAATTGGTTATGGCATAAGAACAACAAATGGTGTTGTTATACCTGCAGGATATAATCGAGTTGATGTTTACTATAGAAGTATGACTGGTGCAGATAGACTTTACATATCTTCAACACCACCTAATATGAGTTCATATAATAATGCTGCAAGTAATTATACTGCAGGTATACAGCACACTTCAGCATCTGCAGGTGCTACTTCAACCTTTACTATTGATAGTGCAATAGCAGATGGCACTACTGGTTGGTACTTTTACTTTTCAGCTTATGGTGGGCAGTATGCTAATGTTGATTTACAAATAACTAAATTAAAAGTATATGCAGTATAGGATAGATTATGGCACTAAGTAAGATACAAGCAGAATCAATGAACTTAGCAGATACCTTTGCTTTTACTGGTACTGTTAGTGGTACTGGATATGATTTAATTGCAAATGTTTATTCAGCTTCAACTGTAACAAGTACTGAAATAACATTACCAACTGGCTATGATAGTTATTATTTAGAATTAACAGCTTTAGGGGATCACAGTAGTTCATCAAATTGGTGTCTTCAACATAAAAGAGAGGGTCAAAGTTCTTTTGATACAAGTGATTATACAACTCAAAGTAAATTATTAGATCAGACAAATAATCAAGTAAATGCTAACTCTGCTTATGCTTTTATGATTCTTATGCATAGTTCAGGACTTACTAAATATTTTGGTCATCAAATATATTTAAATAATTATGGAAGAACAGATGTAGCTAACGTAATGAATTTTCAAACTACTCAATCTAAAGATGGTGGTTCTGGCTCATGGGTTGGTGGAGGTTGTCATACTGTTGAAGCTAATAATTTAGCTAGAGCAAGTGCTATTAAATATTTTCCTGCAAATGGAAATATAACTAGAATTCAATATAAATTATTTGGGATAAAATAATGGCAAGATATAAATTACTAGATGGTCAAAGAATAAAATTCACAGCGAAAGAAGAGAAAGCAAAAGATGCTGAAGAAAAAGCATGGAATGATGGAAAAGCTGATAGAGAGTTGGCTGAACTAAGAAGTCAAAGAAATTCATTATTGTCTGAAACAGACTATATGGGAAACTCAGATGTAACCATGCCAACTAAATGGAAAACATATAGACAAGAACTAAGAGATATAACTAAGAAATTTAAAAGCATGAATGATAAAGATTTTAAGTTTCCAGAGAAACCAAAGGAATAAATTATGCCCTATGTAGGTAGAGAAAATATTACTGGTGAGTTTATAAAATTAGATTCCATAACTACAAGTGCAACTACAACATTTAATTTACTTAGAAATGGTGCAGCTTTCGCACCTGGAACAACTGAACAATGTATTGTATCAGTAAATGGTGTGACACAAGCACCACAAGATGCTTTTAATATATCGGGATCACAGATTATTTTTACAGAAACATTATCAGCAAGTGATGTCATTGATTACATACTTGTCATGGGTAGTGCTTTGTCTAGTGGTGTACCATCAACTGGATCAGTACAAGGTACACATCTATCCACTACATTGTTTCGTGATCCTCTAAGAATAAATGATGCAACGATATCAGATAACATAACAATAGGTACATCTGAAAGAGCAATGGTTGCTGGAGATATTACTATTGATAGTGGTAAAACCTTAACAGTAAATGGAGTGTTAACAATTGTCTAAAATATTTGTAGATACAATAGAGCCAAAGACAAGTGGTGGTGCAGTAGGATTAGCAACTCCATTATTTAAATTACATAAACCAAGTGGCAATCAATCTATTTCAAATAATACTAATACAGAAGTTACATGGGGTACTGCTTTTCATGACACACACAGCATTGCGGATTTATCGAATAATAGAATTGTAATTACAAATACAACTGCTGGATATTGGTGGATTGGTTCTGCTTTATACTATTCTAGCAGACCTCCAAGAGGTATTTTATATATATATAAAAATGGTTCTAATTATGCTGCTTTTGAGCATGTTGGAAGCGGTACTGGCTCAACTACTTATCCAACAGTTTTTGGTTCTGTTTTAATGCAAGTTGTAAGCGGTGATATAATAAGCATCAACACCTATCATAATTATGGAAGTGCTATAAATGTAACTGATGGAAGTGCTGGAAGTTGGTTTAATGGATATAGGGTAAGTATATGAGTGGAATTATAAATGCAACAAACTTAGAAGTCGCTAATATAAAAGATAGTACTGGTACTAATACTGCTATGACAGTTGATAGTAGTGGCAGAGTTACAACACCACAAAGACCAGCATTTTTTGCAAGGGGTCAATCAAATGTAGCTGCTGTTCAACAAATAAATGGATTAACAATTAATTCAAATAATAGAATTGCAGTTTTTAGTTCTGTTGATATAAATGTAGGAAATTCTTTTAATAATACTACTGGCAAATTTACAGTTCCAGTAGCTGGATTGTATCAAGTAATGTTTAATATTGGATATAAAGCAAATAATACTAATTATACTGAAGTAGCATTATATCTAACTTCAAATGATAGTGTTGATTATGGTTATATAGATGTATGGTCTCCTAATAATGCTGGGGGTAGTGCTAGTGCATATCATTCTTCTTCAGCAACTGTTCTTGTAAATGCAACTGTAGGACAAGAATTTGCTATGACTTATGATCTTCAATATACAACTGCATATTCAAGTGGAATTAAAGAATATGCTTCATTTGGTGGATATTTAATAGGATAAACTATGACAAGTATAATTAAAGTAAACAATATTCAGAACAGTAGTGGTACTGCTTACAATTTTATTAAGCAAGTAAAACAAGCTGTTTTAACAGATGTGCAAACTGTATCTTCATTAGATACAAGAACTGATGTAACTAATTTATCTGTAGCTATTACTCCTTCAAGCACATCTTCTAAAATATTAGTTACTACGCATATAAGTTATGGTGGTAGTAATAATAATCTTTATGCAAGTGGTTATTTGATGAGAGATTCTACTGACATTGGTGTAAATACTACAGCAACTGGTAATCAATTTAACATAAGTTTTGGTATGGATTTAACTGGACAAGCTAATGAAACTTACAAATTAAGAAATTCTTCTATGTCATTTTTAGACAGCCCTTCAAGCACAAGTTCTCTTATATATAAAGTTCAAGTAAGGGTAAACTCAAATGGAACTTTATATATTAATAGAACTGGAGACAATTCAAATGCAGATTATGGGTCAAAAGGTATTTCAACACTTACGATTATGGAGGTGGCTGGGTAATGGCATTAACAAAATTAAATTTTACTGGAAGTGGTCAAGGTGCAGTTACCTTGCCAAGTGGTTCTGTTTTACAAGTTGTAAGTACTGCACCAAACTTTACTGATGTAAGTCAAGTTGGTGATACTTCAAATATGGATTCAGCAATTTCAGTTACTATAACACCTACATCTGCATCAAATAAAATATTAATTTTAGGTGCAATAGAAATACACTTATATGCAGTTACCAGAGTTGATGCTTATGTTGAATTACATAGAACTATAGGTGGCTCAAGTACTACATTAGATTATGTGACGATATACAACTTGCATGGTAGTGGGAGTTATTATCCATATCATTCTGATAAATCACCTTTTATGCACCTTGATAGTCCAAATACAACAAGTGCAGTTACATACTCATTGACATTTAGACAAGGTGCTTCAAGTGGTACTGTTTATAGTTGTACTGCTAATGGTTTAGGTGCTTCAAATATAGTTGCTCAAGAGATTAAAGGCTAGTGTGGGGTATAATATTAGAATATATGCCTAGACCATCAGTAACAGAAGTTAAGTCACAGATAGATACACATGAAGCTGTGTGTTCAGAAAGATGGAAAGAAACTATCCTTCGTATCAAACGCATTGAGCATATTATGATTGGCACAGCAGGTACAACCATTGTCCTTTTAATAGGATTGTTAGTGAGGTAAAGTGGATCCAGCAAGCATTGGCCTAGCCATTACAGCAGCTTCTAAGGCTTTTAGTGCTATTAAAGCTGGATTTTCAGCTGGTCGAGAAATAGAATCCATGGGTAAGGATTTATCTCGTTGGATGGGAGCCATAAGCGATATAGATAATGCAGAGAAGTCAGCTAAATCTGCATCACCACTAAGAAAATTATTTAAAGGTAAAGAGATAGAAGCTAGTGCAATAGAGGCTTTTACTGCAAAGAAAAAGTTAGAGGCTCAAAGACAAGAGCTTAAGTCATTTATAAATTTTCACTATGGAGCTAATTCATGGAACGAAATCTTGCATATGGAAAAAGAAATAAGACTGCAAAGAAAGAAAGATATTTATGAAAGACAAGAAGCTATAAGAAAGATTTGGGAAATAATAGGATGGGTGCTATTATTTATTACAGTAATAGGTTTTATAGTAATATTAGCTTGGATGTACAAGGAGAGTAGGTATGGGTAAAAAGTTACAACCATCTTCACAATATGATAAGTATGATATTAATAATGACGGAGTAGTAAGTGATGAAGAATTTGCACATATGTCTGAGATTAAAAGATTAGAACATGACCTCAGAAAGCAAAGAGCCCAGAGAAGGATGGCTACTGCAAGTCTTATTGCCATGGGTAGTTTTACTGCTGCAATGTTTATTGTTGACATTGAACGAGTACAGGCACTTGCTGATATCAGTAACCTTTTCTATATTTCTGGGGCTGGTATTGTGGGAGCTTATATGGGAGCTTCAGCCATAATGAATAGGAATGGAAAGTGAAGCCAGCATTTTTGTTGATGTGCTACCTGTCAGGTAATCCAGCTGGCACATTACATTTTCAATCGATTAATTCAGCTCATTATTTTAAATCTTTTTTAGATAATCAAACTGTTAAAATCGGTGAAACTGAGCAGAAATACGACTGCTTTGTAAAATTAGTCAAAGTTAATAAGGAGAAAAGACTATGGTAAAAAAACTCACAAAAAGGCAAATAGCTACACTTAAAAGACATAGTGTGCATCATACAAGCAAGCATATTACCTTTATGAAAAAAAAGATGATGGGTGGCATGTCATTTGGAGAATCACATAAATTAGCAATGAAACAGATTGGCAAATGATACAGGCACTTATAGGCCCAGCAACTAAGTTGCTAGGTAAATTTATTGAGGACAAAGACACCAAAAACAAAATAGCCTTTGAGTTAAGTACCATGGCTGAGAAACATGCTCAACAACTTGCCCTTTCTCAGATAGAACTTAATAAAGCTGAAGCACAATCAGGTTCTTTATTTAAAGGTGGATGGCGACCAGCAGTTGGCTGGACATGTGCGATTGCTTTCCTATACCACTTTATCCTTAAAGACCTTATAATATTTGGTTGTGCTATGGCTGGTGTAACAATACCTGATTTGCCAAATTTTGAAATGGGTACACTTTTAACTGTTCTCGGTGGCATGTTGGGAATCGGAGGACTTAGAACATATGAGAAGCAAAAGGGATTAACAAAATGATTGCGATGTTATGTGAGAGGTGTAAAGTAGCTCTTGTTAAAACTGGGGTGAGAGATGTTTATAAATGCCCTATGTGTAATGTAATATTAAACTTGAGGCTTAAATGAAAGAAAACTTTGATCATTGTTTAGAACTTGTCCTCGAACATGAAGGTGGGTTTGTTAATCATCCTAAAGACCCAGGAGGCATGACTAATAAGGGCATAACTAAAAATACTTATGAAAAATATCTTGGTAGAGAAGTAACCGAAGATGAGATGAGAAACATACCAGATGAGGATGTTAAAGACATATACAAGAAAAAGTATTGGGATAAAGTCAAAGGGGATGACTTACCTAGTGGTGTTGATTGGTGTATCTTTGATTTTGCAGTTAATGCTGGCCCTAGTAGAGCAGCTCGTAATGTTCAGCAGTTTGTTGGTGCTTCTATTGATGGAGTAATCGGAGCAAAAACCATCAATAGAATCACACAGTACCCAGCTGGTATTAAAGGTGTTATAGAAACCTATACAGCTCAAAGGAGCCAGTTTTATAGGAAGCTAAAAACATATAATACCTTTGGGAAAGGTTGGGATCGTAGAACATATAAGACTAGAGAACAAGCTATAGAGCTTTTATCTTAGCCATATCCTCTGTAATCAGCATTGACTCCAGCTGGTGTTTTAATCTCGTCATCATCAGCTGTGTATCTTAGTGCCAAAAAGAAATCCATATAAGGTTTGGGTATGTATCTCTTGTTATCTTGTTCTGTGAAGGCTCTAGGGTCGTCTTCAAACATTTCTTCTGTCATGTGAATATTCCTTTATAAATAATAAGTTATAGTTAATATGCACCTAAGAAACGACAACACTAGGTGTCCTCCACTAAAGATTTGTCGTTTCTTTTAACCTCTGAAGCAATTTTTTATATTTCTTAATCATCTTGGGTTCCGTAATATACTTCATATCAAGCAACACAACTAATGTTGCCATTATTAATTTTACATCACCTTTTTCTAATAAAAGCTCAACCATTCTTTCCTCCTACCATAGCTTCTTTTTGGTTATGTTTTAGTTCATAAGCTAGAGCAATATATCCTATTGCATCTAGATAATTGTCATCGTTTGATGGATTTGCTCTGGCTCTAATCATCTTTAGTTCAGCAAGCATCATAGCAACTTGATATGGTGTAACATTCCACATCTCTGCCAGTATTGTAAATGTCTTGTGTGGATCACCATGTACTGTTTGTCTTTGCAGTAAAGTTTCTTTTGCTTGGTTTAGTATTTCATTTCTTTTCATAATATCCCCAATGTCTATTGTAATTTAAATAAATTTTTTATATGATATAAATTCACTTGCCTGAAAGGGCTGTGGTAGGGGGAAGACTAGAGGTGGTGATAGCTCCTCGCCTCTAGTCTTTTTGTATTAGTTAGCTTTTTTTATCTTTAGTTTTGATAAACAAGATTTGTAATGATCTTGAACCGATATGACAAAAGTCTGCGATAACTTATTGATTTTAGTACTATTTCCGTGCCATGCATCTTTGAGTGACTTCTCATCTTTACATTCTGAGAATATCTTTTTGATGACATCTGCTTCTTGATTAGATGAATCATCATTGAAGAATACATCATTGAGAGGTATATCTTCACCAGCATAGACGTTCAATCCAAGACCAAAGTATGCAAGACACTTAGTCAATGCCCTCTGATGAGCATTGTTGACATCAGTTGAGTCTGGTATTCTTGATTGGCCATCTCTTTTCTTCTTGCCAAACTTAGTGTTTGCTTCTGAGTTGATAGCTTGCATGTAGTTATCCATGACAGGAAAGACCTCAGTAATTGTCTGACCTTGTATTGTCACAGATACTTGGACATATGTATTACCTTTGTAATCTCTCATAAAAGGCAAGACATTGTTCTGATTGTCTGTAAATGTATGCTTGACGAATGTTGCATCATCAAACTCTTTCTTTACAAAAGCCCAAGCCCATGACCATGAAAGGTATGTAGCATCGCCTTTCTTCTCTACATGTTTAGAAACATCTACCTTTGCTAGTGTTTCATATACGTTTTTCTTAGTTCCCATCTTTCTCTCCTTTTGGGTAAGTGTGTTTCAATGTGATTGCTTTAGTAGTCTTTGATCTAGTCATCACAATCTTATGACCTTTGTGATTACCACCAATGTCAAATGTCATCTTACGACAATTGTCTGGCATGTAATGTTTGAATATAGACTTAGCTTCGTCTGCAATGTCGATGGCTTGCTTTGATTCAATGATATCACTTGCATTGACTCTCATCTCATGTTCCATCTTATCATCCCACACAGGTAAGTCTGACATATCCATAGTCACCATATCCGACCAGTCAACTGGTGGTAACAATTCAAATCCCTCTGGCTCTACGCCATCACGATACCATGACCAAAACTTTACACATTGCTCAAGATAGGAATCAATCCATGCTTGATCTCTTTGAATGTATCTGTATTCCAAGTTACATCTAACACCAAAGAAAACAACAAGATAGCAACCATCTTTAGCTGATGTGTGAATGTGATGCTGGCATTGTGGTGCATACAGATCACATAGCTCATCCATGTTTCTGAACTGCCAATGTGTCTTAGCTTCTACTGGTCTACCATCAGCTGCAATTGCATCATAGGTTGAATGTATTGGTGCAATACCATGATCGACAGTCTTGCCAGATTGTTGATTACGAAACTTCATCTTCATTATCTCTTCACCTTTTTCCAATACAAAAGGCTCCATGAATGTACCAGCTTCCATCAAGAATCTAGTTTGCTTGTCAAATATTTTTTCTAGACTATTGCGTTTTTGTTCTATTAGTTCATACCATGATGAGTAACTACCATTAGCAATGATAGATGCCTCACTTGAACCAATAAAGTTTCTTCTAGCGTTAAGCTGCTGTTGACTTAGTGCCATAGTTTCTGCCCTCCAATTCTTTGTTGCTCAGTTCATCAAGTGGCTCATGTTTATCTTCATGCTCTACTGCACTCCAATTTAAACTACTGAGTCTATCAAACTTAGCTCTGTTAATGTAACCATGAGTATAGTACTCATGAACGACTTGCACAAATGTATCACCAACATTAGGTCTTAGTAATGGTGCTATTTTTTGTGTAAAAAAGTCAAATGTTTTCCTAGTCATAAATGCCATTATGTCCTCCGTATGCTAGTATGAGATTGCACCCTCATATTTATTTTAAATCAAAATTATTGACATTACAACTAACCTCTGGCTATTGTAAGCTAGAGGTGTGCAATGACTGAAAAGAGATATGCTGACGATCTTGTTACTCAGTTAAAGAAACGAAGATACCAGCTAGGTCTACCACAAGCTGCACTAGATGATCGTATAGGATGTGCGACTGGTCTAGTTGCTAAGTGGGAAACTGGAAATCGAAAGCCAACAGCTTTTAATTTGTATTGTTGGGCTGAGGCCCTTGGTTGCAAACTAAAACTGGAGGTTCGTAATGATAGTATGTGGCATTGATCCTGGACTAAATGGAGCAGTTAGCTTCATTCATTCAGACTCAAAGTATATTCAAGCTGAGAAAGCACCTGTGTTTAGAGTAAACATAGGTAAGAAACAAAAAAGATTCCTAGATATGTGGAGTCTTAACAGTATCTTAGCAGATCAAAAACCAGAGCATGTGTTTATAGAAAAACAACAAGCTATGCCACAACAAGGTTTAGCTAGTACATTTGCAACAGGCATGGGATATGGTATATATCTTGGCATGCTTGTGGCAATAGGTTTACCATATACAGAAGTTGTGCCTCGTAAATGGAAAAGTGATCTTAACTGCACAAGTGATAAAGATGCTACCCGTAAAAGAGCATCTGAGTTGATGCCACAAGGCTCACATCTTTGGCAGTTAAAGACATATGATGGTCTTGCCGAAGCATCCCTCATAGCTTATTGGGGGATGAACTTCAGCAAGTATCAATAGTTTTACTTCACATTCTTGAGTAACTCAATAGGATCGTAAGACTTACCATCTCTGATAGAAGCAACAATCTTTTCTACAAGATCACCTTTCTTATCTCTCTCAGAGTATTTAATCTTCAGTTCATTACATAACATGTATAACTGTGTAGTTTTGTACTTCTTGATCCAGTTGTAGTCTGGCTGAAACCAGTTCTTGTCTAGCTTTGATTTGTACATAAGCTCATTCATTTCATTTGTCTCACCTTCTGTAGATGAAACAATTGATCTGACATACAATGCACGACAACAATACTGATAACCCTTACCAATGAAAAAGCTGGCTCTTGGTAATCCTGGGTTTTGTTCTACCCAACTAGCAAGTGCTACTTTAATTTCATGTAACTCATTCTCGAAAAGATTACTTGGTTTGTTCAAGCCATTTTCAAATGAAGGAGTAACTGGTTCTGCTGAAATATTTGAGTAAGGTGTAAAAAGTAAACCACAAAAATAACCAAGCATATACTGAGGCTCTGGTTTGTGCTGATTGTAGATAGCATTTCTCAAAGCACCAAAATGCATTTGTATCATCTCTTGGTGTTGTGGATTAGACATATCAGCAAGTGTAAGTTCTGGTACTTCACCATTCTCTACTGCTTCAATCTCAGCTGCACTAGCCTTACGCTTGTCCAACCACTTCTGCATGTAGAACTCACCACGCCTCCAGTCATAGTGTACAGTAATCTGTAAATCAGCATCTTTGTAAGTCTTTTTGTCAAAGTCTTTGGTTAGATGCTTGACTATGTTGGTAGCTTCATAGACTGGTGTGTCCTCGAGGTAGTGAACTTTCTCAAACCTCTTAGACCAATAAGCAATCTTGTCTTCTACATACTCCATCTGTAGCTTTTGTAGTTGATCTACATTAGCAACATACTGTCTGTCTGAAAACAGATCACCCTCAAACTCAATATCTTTGTAAAGCTTGTGGTTTGTTGGAATGATCACTTTGTCTTTCATGACTTGAGCATTGTCAATCTGCCACTTGATATCACGATAGTCATAATCACCTTCACATGATTTGAACAACTCTGACTGCTGTGTCTTGTTTAGTCTTGTAAACAAAGAGGCTGTACCAAGATTCATCTCACAGTTACGAAATGCTTTCTTGACTGCTGGTATGAGTTCAGACAATGCGACTCTCTGTTGTACCCACTTACCAGTTTGACCAAATCGTTTGGCGATAGAATCAAAGTCTTCTGTTCCATCTTCGCATAGTTTGAAGATTACATCAGACTCATCAAGTGGATGCATGCCTTCTCTCATCATGTTAGCATGTAAGCCAACTTCTCTGTCATGTTCATCAATGACTTTACACTCTACTGGCTCAATAGATTCTGCACCATGTATTTCTTGTAGTGCTTTGAATCTTCTGTTGCCATCGATGATGATATAACCTGTGCCATTCTTCTTGACGACAAGGTTGTGTAGTAAGTCACGACTTTGTATTGAGGCAATAAGTGCATCAAGATTGTTAGCCTTTACCTTTCTGATATTGTTAGGATCAGGCTTGAGTTGATTTAAAGGTATTTTCAAATTATCCTCCTGTTAGTTAGTTACAATTTTATCCGTTATAAACTTGCTGGCAAAAGCAACTGCAATCCATAGAGGAGCTGCAATAACTGATACAACAAGTGTCGGATTGATACCCATAGCCATCATTAGAAATAAAATGACAGCTGATTGGATTAGATGAACAACCACAAACCATCCAATCCATGATGCTTTGCGATTGAGAAAATGAAACTCTTTGATTCTATGCCACATCTTTGTCCTCCTTTGGCTTGTCCAATAATTTTTTATCTGCAAGAAGCTTGAACAGTTGCTGTTCTTTCTTTTCAATTTCTTCAATCCAATACTTCATACTATCAAGCTCTTTCAATAGTGTCATGTCTTGATGTTTAAAACTGTGGCTGACACATGACTTTTGATAGATAGCTATAGCTTCTCTTGCATAGGTAATGTCTTTAGCTAATAATTTTATTTTACTCATAGACGATTCTTCCTTTCTGTCTAGATTTATCAGCATACTGTGAAATAGTATACTTAGGTTGAAAATACAAATCCCTCTCACAATTTGGCTTTAGTGACATAAGATCTTGTAGATGCACATAGCCAAGTTCAGGGAATCCATGACCAAGATCACAGAGGCCAAACATCATGTTCTCATCATCGATCTCTGAGATGAGCCATGTTGCAGCACCGAATGGTGTAAAGTATTTAACAACTGGTTTGTGTCTAATTGTATCATCGTTCATTGTGGCGATATGATTTTCTTTTAATTTATTCTTTATTTGTTGAGGCAATAGCTCCATTTTCTCCTCCTTTTGGATGCTAGTTTTTTATTCTTTTTTATATGCTTTCGGCTCATTGATACTATCTCAGAGCCTTTTCTTTTTTTAATCCCTCGGCTCATACGTCACCTCATAGCTTTTGAGTTGTGAGTCCAGGTGTTTATTGTTGAGATGGCATAAGACTTGTACTGCCTTATTCATGCCATGTTTGTAACCAATGTGATAGGCCATTGATTCTTTGTCTGTCTGGTCATCAGTTGTGAACCATTCAATACGTTGTTCCATGTCTGATGGATAGTCTTCATCAAAGTCAAAACTTTCAATGGTGTTCTTGTTGTCCATCAATATAACTTTGATGAGTCTGTTCTTTTTGTCACTTACAATCATAAGATACTCCTGTTTTTGTGGCGATGAGGGGGATTGAAATGAAAGAGGATTGCACCCCTCATCAGTAAAAAAGGGAATAGCTCCCAGTCCTAGACTCGGCTACTCCCTTAGTTTAACTAGACCTAGTTGTCTTAGTTAGAATGGTACCTCATCGGTATCTTCAACCTTTGGTGCATCACCGACTGTGGATGAATCTTTCTTAGCTCCACCAGTAAGACGGAATGTAGAACCAGTACCAGCAAGTTTGATCTTGAAGGCTTTACGCTTCTCTCCATCTTTCTCATAGGTTTCAATCATTGGCATACCCTGAACAAGTACTGTTGTACCGACTGTAAGATACTTCTCAATGACATTGGATACAAGACCTTTGCCTTGTGAACCATCCCATGCTTCGATAGGATACCAATGTGTCTTCTCAACTTTCTCACCAGCTTTAGTGTTGTAAGATTCGTTGACTGCTACAGAAAAGTTAGCCACCTTTGTACCATTGATCTCTTTGATCTCTGGTGCTTGACCAACATTACCTGATATAGTGATTTGAGCAAAATTCATACTTTTCTCCTTTACGTTGTGTATGATTAAAATTAAGAGCAACAACTGCTCCACTCATAAAAATACCCTCTGGCTCACATTATGTAAACCAAAGGGTACTGAGGCATCAGGTCTAGCCTCTGTTGCAGACTTGCCACCATGTCGACTTGGTATCTGCATCAGGCACACTCATAGAAAGTTTTATCCTCGCCATTTATTAGATGTTGCTTCTAGAGAATTGCTTTCTACTTTCACATAACCTTAGGGATTCTCACCACGCATATGCTACCGTGTAATTAGACATCTAAAGTATACTTAATGACAACTTATATAGATGTATTCGTGTCTAAACTTCGCTCATCTGAGTAGCTTGCAAGACCTCAAACTAGGGATAGGCTGTAGAGTATTACTGCCTTGGAAGTTTTGCCCCAAACATGACACTATCAAAGTTACTTTGGTGGAACATATTCCCAATGTACTTTGAATCCTTTTCTTACTGGCTTCTCGTAACCTATTGTTTTCTTTAGAATAAATAGAACAATGGATATGATTGCACCACCTATGACACCAGCCATCATGCCAGCAAATGTGCCAGCAAACATAAATATGAGAGCCAGAGTCGATACTATATCGACAATGATGTCATAGTTTAGAACTCTTTTCATGCCTAATTTTGCAAGTAAAAAGAGTATTGCACATGCTGATATGAAACCAGCTAGTAAATAAAAAAACATCTGCCACCCCTATTGTAAACTTTTTTTGGATATTGTTTGTGAACTGCTCTACCATTACCAGTTTTCTTTGGCTTTTTGATATGCAGTAAGCATAGTACACAGTACCATTGATCGATTTCATGATTAGTCATATCTCTGAGGCTGTGTTGTTTGCATGCTGGGCATTGTAATATTTCTTGTGACATAATAAATCCTTTCTGAGGCAATATTTCCTGGAGGATGGAAGGGCAAGGTGGTTCCTTTTGCCCTCCCCTCTATGTAGTACTCTCAAGTCTTTTGATGTCCGACTCTATTGATACAAGCGTTTTCTTTATGTAGTGTACTATTCTTAGGTCATACATATTACCTGCATCTACAGACTTTTGATATTTCTTGAGAGCTTTGTCATGTAAAAGTTTATCTCGTTTTAAATCAAGTAATCTTTTTTTAGTCTTTATATCCATGGTATCCTCTAATTAATTTGAGAGAACCATCTCTGGCTCTCCCAATGTTGATGAAGTTACTGTAAATCCTCAGGCATTTCAACGATGCCCTCTTGATTACTGATGTCCATGAATAAGTCACGATCATTGACAAGAGTATCGATAGTTAACTTCTTGCCTTGTTTGATCTTGTGAACAACCTTAGGCATATCCTTGAGCATTGTGTACTGACCAAAGTCGATACCTGTGATGCCCTTGACTTGAGGTCTGAACTTATCTCTGCAAACCTTGAAGCACCAATTGAGTATGCTGTATTGGTATCGCATCTTGTTGATCTGCTCAACCTTGTCTTCAACTTGGTTCTGAGTGATCTCAATACCGACATCCTGTCGTTGCAAGGTCTTGAGTTCTTTCTTGAGTGATTGACCTTGGTTGAGAACATTGTCTGCCATCTTCTCAAACATCCTTGTGACTTGGTCTCCAAGTTTGGCTTGGATGATAACTTCGTTACTGTCGTCACCAAATAAGTTGACAAGTGAGATGAGAACTGCGACCAGCTTGTCCTCAAAAGCCTTGTTGGTATTAGGTTTTGGTAAAAATTGTTTAGCGATTTCATCTAACATCTCCGTTGTTATTGCTTCATTCTGTTTCTCATTCTCAATACGTTTTTGCTCAATAAGATCAAGTTTCTCATTGAGCTCGTCACGAATCTGAACTAAGTCCTGTAGTGTTGTCAATTTAGTCATATGTTCCTCCTATTCTACAATTGATTTTTTAATCTCAAGCAACTGGCTCAATCTCTGCCAGTCACCAGTCTCTTCTGCTGTTTGTATATCCAAGTCGATAATGTCCATATCAACTGTATCAATCTGAACCATGCCAGCCAATTTCTCAATGTCTGACTCTGGCTCTACTGATTTGAATGTAAATAAATTTAACTGTGTCATAATATAGCTCCTTTGTTTCAGTTAAGTTAATTAATAAAAAGAAGATCATCAGCATGATTTTCTAGTTATGGCTCTGCCCTATTGCTTACCGCTTGGGTTCTGTCATCTTTACCACCGAAATGAAGCTAATCTTATCTTTGTCAGACGACCAACGGGAGGAGTAAGATTAGTGGAATGTAGAGCTTTAGCTACCCCAATTTATTGGGGGGTGGTTGACAGGTTCCAAAAAGGTCAGCCAAACTGGAGGTTAACATAGAAAGACATGATGATGATGAAGTCGGCTCTGCCGACACAATTAGCCTTGATCAAACTTAGCAAGTTTGTTGAGCCTTGAAGCAACGGCTTTTCATATGTACGATGCATGTTCTGTATACTGAAATAAACGGAATGTAAGGAAGCTGCCAAGCTGACTAGAATGTAGTTTATTGCTAAGGGAATATGAAAAACGGACTGGAATGCGAATCTAGCCCAGATCGTTACCCGACTGGGTCGACACACCTTCGTGTCGATGAGGTTAGGAGTTTACTCCTTAGCGAATAGAGCTGGAAAAGCTCCAACAAAAACAAATGGTTAGCACCTGTGCATTGACAACTCAAATGGCTTGAGTGTATTATCATTCCGTAACCTGATGATTCTACGGATATGACCAAAGCAGACATAATACAACAAGAACGATACAGCAGAAGCAAAGTACCCATGAATGAGATTGAGAGTAATGCAAAGACGTTACGACCAATGAGTGAAATAACTGATGCACAAGCTGAATTAGTACACATGATGTTGCATGATGGTTGCAACCCAACAGAAGCAAGCAAGAGGTTAGGTAGAAATAAAGCATGGGCGTACAAAACCATTGTAAAACAACATGTTATAGAGTACAGACAGAAGTTAAGCATGATGACTCTGGGATGGGATGCGACACAAGCATTGGCAACTATGAGAGAACTACTGACTGCTAAGTCCTCGTACATACGATTGGAAGCAAGTAAAGACCTGATGGATAGAGCTGGCATGCGTGTAGATGCTCCTAGACAAGCGAACACAGCTGTAAACATAAATTTTAACGTAGACTGAGGGGCCCCATGATGTATAGCGTTACACACATAAGTACCTTGGAAAACTGGCGTGATAGTGTATAACGGGTAAACCACACACATGAAAGACTTGTGAATGTTAAGTATCAAAAAAAAATTCTACTCTAAAAAAGTATTTTAAGGAGAATCATATGGGAAGTGAATCGTCATCCTCTGGAGCATCAGGAGTAGAAAATGCTGAA